AAAGGCTATACCATCGCTGTCCGTAACGGACTCTGCGCTGCTCATGACGTGGATGCAGTTCGGCAGCTACTCGCCTGCTCCGAGCGTTGGGCACGAGAACTGACCGCCGAGGCACGTGACGCGCTGGAGCGTGAGCGCAACACCCGTATCCTCGAAGCCCGCAAGGCAGGACAAAAGCAAGCCGAGATTGCCCAGCGAGAGGGCGTGACGGAGCGGACTGTACGGAACATCGAGCACCGGAAAGAACGGCAGCCTGCCGTTTCTTCCGGGGGGACTGATTATGTGCCGCCTTCCACAACTGCCCGCCCACTCCCTCCCGCAGTTGCGGCCCTGGACCGCCCATCGCTGACCGCCTGGTCCGACGCGATCTATGCGCTCGAGCAACTCATTCGCGCGATTGAAATCGCGCAAGCATATCGGGTTCCACGCAAAGCGTTACCGCGCATCGAAGCGCTGATGGCGCGCGCCGGCACCCTGATTTCCGAAACCAAATTGGAGGCTGAAGATGACGCTACGCGTTCTGTTGCATGACATTCTAGCTGAACTTGATCCCGATGGCGGGGGCTTTCGCACCAGCGAAGCCGCGGACCTGCTCTACGCCAAGGCCAGTCATGGCTGCGCAGACATTCCCCTGCTGGTCGAAAGGCTCGCACGGCGTGGTGCGCGTGAGGAAGTCGCAAGCTTCCGGCCAGAACGGGCTGCGGCAAAGCGTGTCGCTGCCGATGTGATGATGGGCCAGCGCGATATGGCCGAGGTCACAGATGGCTTTGATCATTGGGTGACAGACATCGCTGCCCTGGATGAAGGCTGCGATGCCATCCGCAAGCGGGTGCTGCGCATGACCCATCCAGAATTCATGCGCATGATCGAGCTTCGGGAACAGAAGGCGTCGCAAATGCGTGAATACGCGCGGCGCGCGCGAAAGATCCTCGCGGAACATCCCGAATGGGCAGAGAACCCGAGCATGACGCTCGCTGATATTCTTGAGGTGACCGAATAATGGCCCTCAGGATCATCAGCGCCGAGGAGCGCCTGGCAGAATCGCGCGGCATCAAGGCCGCGATTTTTGGCGGCAGTGGCCAGGGTAAAACCAGCCTGCTTTGGACGCTCCCCGCCGACCGCACGATTTTCATGGATCTGGAGGCAGGCGATCTCGCCGTCGAAGGTTGGACCGGCGATACCATCCGCCCGCGCACATGGCAGGAATGTCGGGATTTCGCCGCCTTCATCGGCGGGCCCAACCCGGCGCTACGCGATGAACAGTCCTACTCGCCGGCGCATTACGCCATGGCCTGCGAGCAATTCGGCGACCCTGGCAAGCTTGATCGCTATGAGACGTTGTTTGTCGATAGCATCAGCGTCGCCGGGCGGCTTTGCTTTCAATGGTGCCGTGGCCAGCCCGAAGCCTTCTCAGAAAAAAGCGGCAAGCCCGATATCCGCGGCGCCTATGGCCTGCATGGGCGAGAGATGATCGCCTGGCTCACGCATCTGCAGCACACGCGCGGCAAGAACATCATCTTTGTCGGGATCCTCGACGAAAAGCTCGATGACTTCAATCGCAAGGTCTATGTGCCGCAGATCGATGGCAGCAAGACCGGGCTCGAATTGCCGGGCATCGTCGACGAGGTTCTGACGCTTACCGCGCTCAAGGATGAGCAAGGGCAATTGCGGCGCGCCTTGGTTTGCCAAACGCTGAACCCCTGGGGCTATCCGGCCAAGGATCGCAGCGGACGGCTTGAGATGGTCGAAGAACCCCATCTCGGCAGGCTTTTCGCGAAAATCCGTGCCCCGGCACGCCCGATTGCGGAACGGCTGCAGCTTGCGCTGCCAGCCCCCGAGGCATCCGAAACCACTCCCCCCACCAACAGCCAGTAAAGGAGACAGACCATGGCAGCATGGAATGACTATAATGACGCGCGCCAGAACCCGAACCTGATCCCCAAGGGCACCATCGCCAAGGTGCGCCTGACGATCCGCCCGGGCGGCTTTGATGATGCAAGTCAGGGTTGGCATGGCGGCTTTGCCACGCGCGGCGCGACAGGTGCGGTGTACCTCAATTGCGAATTCACCGTGCTTGAGGGCCAATACGCCAAGCGCAAGATTTTCTCGATGATTGGGCTATTCAGCCCGAAGGGGCCTGATTGGGCCAATATGGGCCGCAGCCTTATTCGAGGCATGCTGAATTCCGCGCGTGGCATTTCTGACAAGGATGTCTCGCCCAACGCTCAGGCGGCGCGGCGCATCACCAGTTTTGCGGATCTGGATGGGATCGAATTCGCCGCAAAGATCGATGTTGGCACAGACACCAATGGCGAGGAAAAGAACGAAATCCGCATGGCGCTGACACCCGATCATCGGGACTACGCGCAAATCATGGGCCGCGTTGCACTGCCTGGCCTTCCGCCTCAGACGCCAGCCCCTGCGTCCATGGCTCCGCCCGCCGTGCAGCCTAGTGCCTATCCTGCCGCACCCCCGCCGCAGGCCGCCGGTGGCGATCCCCGTCCCAGCTGGGCGCGCTGAAGCAGGAGCACCCCGCCATGATGCTTCGCCCCCGCCAGAAGCTATTCGTTGAGCGCAGCTTGGCTGCGCTCGATAAGCACGGAAATACGCTTGGTATCGCCCCGACCGGTGCGGGAAAGACGATTATGCTCTCCGCTGCGGTGGGCGAGCATCTTGCGGGCAATGGCGCCAAGGCCGCCATTCTCGCGCATCGGGACGAACTGACCGCTCAGAACCACGCCAAGTTTCGTCGCGTGAATCCCGGCATGACCACCTCGGTCTTCGATGCCGGCGAGAAATCCTGGGCCGGTCAGGTCACCTTCGCCATGGTGCCCACACTGACGCGCGCGGCCAATCTGGACGCCATGCCAAGGCTCGACCTGCTGGTGATTGATGAAGCCCATCACGCCATCGCGCAGAGCTATCGGCGCATCATTGACCGCGTCCGCGACCAGAACCCCGATTGCCGCATTTATGGCGTGACCGCCACGCCCAATCGCGGCGACAAGATCGGGTTGCGCGAGGTCTTCTCCAATGTGGCGGATCAGATCCGGCTTGGCGAATTGATCGCCGCCGGCCATCTCGTGGCACCGCGAACCTTCGTTATTGATGTCGGCGTGCAGGATGAGCTGCGCAATGTCCGGCGTAGCGGCGATGATTTCGACATGAGTGAAGTGGCCAGGGTGATGGACACCGTCCCGGTGACCGATGCCGTGGTCAAGCACTGGAAGGAAAAAGCCGGGGACCGACAGACCGTCGCCTTTTGTTCCACCATCGCGCACGCCGAGAATGTCGCGGCGGCCTTCAACGCGGCGGACATACCAACCGTCATGGTCACCGGCGATATGGGCGAGGCAGAGCGCCGCGCCGTACTCGCGGCCTATGCCTCGGGCGAGGCACGCGTCATCGTCAATGTCGCAGTGCTCACCGAGGGCTGGGACCATCCCCCCACCTCCTGCGTCGTGCTGCTGCGGCCGAGTTCCTACAAGGCCACCATGATCCAGATGGTGGGGCGCGGGCTGCGCACCGTTGATCCGGTCGAGCATCCCGGCATCATCAAGCGCGACTGCATCGTGCTGGATTTCGGTACCTCCTCACAAATCCATGGCTGCCTGGAACAGGATGTGGATCTGGACAGCCAGCCCGGCACTGGTGAGGCCCCGACCAAAACCTGCCCATCCTGCGAGGCGGAAATCCCCATCGCCGTGATGGAATGCCCGATTTGCGGTCATGCCTTTGAGGCAGGTGGACACGCGACGGCACCAGTTTCCGATTTCATCATGACAGAAATCGATCTGCTCTCGCGCTCCAGCTTTGAATGGTGCGACCTTTTCGGTGATGACGCGTCACTGCTGGCCAATGGCTTTCATGGCTGGGCGGGCATCTTTTTCCTGAACGGTGCCTGGCACGCGGTGGGCGGTGCGCGGGGCGAACAGACAAGGCTGCTCTCCATCGGCGAACGCATGGTGGCACTTGCCGCCGCGGATGATTGGCTGAACGAGCACGAGACCGATGAAAGCGCCCATAAAAGCCGCCGCTGGCTGCGTGAGCCGCCGACCGAGCGGCAATTGGCGCATCTCCAGCCCGAGCGGCGCAGCGATTACAGCCTGACGCGCTATCACGCCTCGGCGCTGCTGACCTTCAAATTCAATCGCAACACTATCCGCTACCTGATCCAAAATGCGCAGGGCGCCAATCTGGCGAGGGCAGCATGAGCCATGACGCGCGCTGCCCAATACCCCTGCGCCGTCTGCGCGCGCCCGGCACTCGGCTTTGGTTGGTTCGACCCAATCAAGCAGAGACAGCGCCGCCCCTCGGTCATGTTTTGCAGCATGGCCTGCCAGGGCTTTTGGTCGCGCTTGGCACGGAGATCGCCCGCCATGGTTGATCTGTCCGAGCAGGAACAAGCCGCCATGCGCGCTGCCATGCGCAACCTGGGCGAGGCCATGCAGGAAATCGGCTGGAACACGCGCCTCTGCGATTTGAACGAGGCCCAGGTGCTGACGCTGATCGAGGTCGCGGTCGGCGCCTTTCAGGACGCCATGCGGGCCAGCGCCCTGCAAGCAATCGGGGAGATACCCTTCTGATGCTGGATTTCAACAGCCGCAGCCAAGCTGGCCTTGTGATCAATGCAGCGATTGATACCGCGCTGGAGCAGGAGAACGCTGCCCAGGCGCCGCGTAGCTATCTGGGTGGCTCGCGCCTTGGTCATGCCTGTGAGCGTGCGCTGCAATTCGAATACCTCCAGGCGCCCAAGGATGAAGGTGCCGGCTTTGACGGCAGGCTGCTCCGCATCTT